AGTATCACTCCCTCATAAAAATATATGAAAAATGGGTACAAAAATAACAGCCAGCAAGGAACATTTGTTCCGCTTGCGTTTGGCTGCACCGAATGATACAATATGCTTGCTTAGGGCTTTCGTATCATTCGGAAGCGTGACCGTCCTGCTTTGGTAGAGTGGGGCGGTTTTTTATAGGTAGAGTATCTATAGCAATTTTTTACAACAGCGCTGGCAGGCATTGTATCCTAATTTTTTTGCCATGTTAATTTCAAGACGCATAGTACATTGAGTCCCACTGCAGTGTTGATCTGCATGATATTTTTTTGAATTAGGATTTATCCATACTTGAATTTCTTTATACAATGTAAAACCAGTAGAAGCTTCTATGCGTTTCAAATCATTTGGATATGCACTACAGTAATTATTTAAAGCATCGATTAAAGCTGAATCTAATGTTGAATGTGGTCTCTGATATTTAAATTGGCTTAAAATATATAATAGTTGAGGAAGTCCCTTTTTAGTATCGGAGTCATTAAAATATCTGATATTCGTATTGGGTATATAGTTATAAATTCGACCACCATGAGCAGCAAGATTTCTATATTCAAGGCAAGTGAATAATGTATCTGATAAGAAATCTTTGTATTCGTCTATGTTTTCGTCAGTTATAACATCGCCATAAAGTTTTTTGATCAATTTATTCCTTTGAGGTGATTTGAAAAAACGAATATAATTGACAAGTGTTCCAAAGTTGATACCTTTTAATAATATCCAAGGTGGAATAATGCCATGTTGCTCGCGGTAATATTTAATTGGTTGAGTATTGGAGCATTCAGCAGTTTTTCTTATTCCTTCTAATATCAGATTTCTTCTAAATCTTGGATTAGATACAGCACGATCACGATAGTTATCCTTTGCGAGATATTTTTTATAATCACTTCCAAAGTCTTCAGCGATGATATCTGCAACAACTGCTCTTAAATGTTCTTCCAAATCAATCATAGAAAGTAAGATAGCATTGCGGATTTCATGATCAAGCATAAATAAAGAAAAGATTTGTTCAAAAGTTACATCAGGGCAATATTTTTTTGTATCGTATTCGCGAATTATATACGGATTACGATATCCGTTTATAATATTATAGTATCCATACGTTTGAAGAATTTGTGCAGCTATTTTTTCATTTTCAAAAGTTAATAACTGAGATTTGAGTTTTTGAATTTGTTGTTCTGTAGTTGTGTAATGATACATATTATCCATAAGTATTTCCTTTCAAATACAAAAAAAGCCCGAGAAATAAATCTCAAGGCTTTTTTTGTGACCGGATACCAGCCATTCGCTAATTAGCTACATTATAGCATATGTAAAAGCCTTGTCAAGTATTCTTTTAAAATAATAAAAAATTTCAAAGTGCAGCAGTTGCACCGGTGCAACTATAGTATATTTCTATTTATTCATCATCTGGATCATCATCTAAGGAATAATCTGAACTGTAAACTTCATCAGAAGAAATAGATTGTCTGAACTCTTCTGCAATCATTGTTTTATTAAATTCCGCAGAAGGATCAATTTCTTCGACCAAAGTCTCTAATTCATCGATTGATATCTTGAAAAATTCTTTTCGAAGATTTACTTTATTTACTCGTCTATCGTTCAATATCTGATGCATTTTGTTTTCAAGTGAGACAGCATCATCAGAGAAGATAAAGCTATGTACATCAAATTTAAAAGGAACACTGGCACTTCCAAGTTCATTAATACGATCCTGTGGATCAAGGCGTCTTGTCATACCGATTTTAAATACATCTTCTCCAAACGATCCAAGATTACTGATTACATAAACAGTACCGGCTTTACCATTTTGCAAATTGGTAATTTCTTCTTTTTTAATAATTACTTGTCCCAATTGCTCTTGTAATTCAAGAATCCTTGCTTTTAATTTTTCTAAGTCTGATTGATCAGTGGTTTGGGCAATAGTTTCTTGGATTTTTGAAATTTCATTATTATATTTTTCTTCTTCTTTAGCAATTTTTTTACGTTCATTTTCCAGAGCTTTTCGTTCTTCAGCTTCTTGGCGCATTTGTTCACGTATAGCAAGCTGTTCCTGACGAGCCTGTTCTTTTTTTACATAATAGTTGTATTCAATTTTTACAGCATTTATAAAAAGATATTCAATTTCGCCAATGAACTTTGTTAAAGTACCGGCTATACTTTGGTTTCCTTCTCCTGCAATTTTTAGGTATTTCGCCGAAATAGTTTTCACGTCATCAATGGATTTTTCAAGTTTTTCATATTTCAAATTATATAAAATATTTTGAATTTCAGCACGTAAAGCTATGACCATTAGATTGTAAATGGACTTATTTGCTTTAGTTGTATAACGTGAGGAGTACTGGTCGAGTAATTTAGATATTTGTTTTTCATTTTCTTTATATGCTTTTCTTAAGCTTTTCACATCCATACAATGTAATTTTAATGTGACAGAAGGTGAAATAAGTTCTAGATCATCAAAATCTTTGGTGGAAAGCTTACAATTGCTATATGGAATATCTAAATTAAAAAAATTATTAATTGCATAGTCAATACTTTTATATAGTTCTTTACATTTTGATACTTTTCGTTCCTGAGAAGCAACTGATTTTTGAAGTTTAGAATTTTTTTCTTCTAGTTCGGAAATTTCTTGTCTTAAATTGAAAATAATTGTGTTATTTGATGCAATATCCGAATTTGTTTTTTCTAAAGAGGTAGAAGCTTCATGTTCTAGTTCTTCAATTTTTTGTTTGGTTTCGTAGTATTCATTTACTCCTAGAGAATTTATTTTAGCTTGTAGAGTTGCATTATCAGATTTTAAACGCTCATTTTCCTCTTTTATTTGAGAAATTCGAAATATATCAAGTAATCCCATAAAAACCTCCTAAATAATAATTTTTGTTATATCAATTCCATAATAGCAATGTTTGGCTCAAAAAATATGACGTAATTATCAATTTGAGTACAACGTCCATATTTACTTCTGTAGTAAGTTAGGGCATCATTTAAAAACTCATCGGTAATACCGAGGTATTCTGATACTTCATGTGCACTTTGACAGTGATTTTTATATGCATTTATAAGACCGGTGAGACCAATTTGGTTATTATAAGCCCAAATTCTTCCATACAATTCTTGTTTACGATTTTCGACAGATGACTGGTCAAGAATATTGCCCACAGCAGTGTAGTGGTGTCCAAGTTCTTCTGCCAGAATACAGGCACGCTCAGTATCGGAAGTAGTAGTGTTACCTATAGCAATAACACTGTCACAATATAAGCCTTTTAATTGAGTGCCAGTGAAATCGTAATTTTCAATGACTGTAATATTTTTCTTATTTGCTTCATCTAATAGTTGCTCATATTTTGTCAAATTAAATCACTCCATTTACAATCCAAGTTCTTTCATAGCATCTTCTGATGAAATGAATTCTTTACAGTCGGGGTTGTTTTTAGCATCGTGCAGCATTTTTAAATCCCATTCGTCTGGAACTACGGTTTCAATATCGTCCCATGTACGTTTTGGAAAGTTAGTCATTATCAATTCCCATACTGTTTCAGCATCTGCATCACTCATAACAGAAACAGCACCTAAAATACGTTCTTTAATAGCTGTCATAATAGTCCTCCTTATTTTTTATAAACCTGACCGCGATTTTCGATTTTTTCTATACTAAGAATATCGCCATTTTTATCAAATAGTACTCTGAAGTCACCAACTCTTAAACGATATCCTTCGGTTCCCTGCAATTTTTTTACATCGCCGGAAGGGAGATTGTTAATAGCTGTAACAATACGCTTTCGTGTAGGAACATCTTGTTTCTTTAAAAATTTAATTGCCTGTTTTGAATATTGTATCACTTAATAACCCTCCTATCTAAAATGGATTATTTTCTGCTTGCTTTTACAAAAGCGGCGAATTCTTTGATTTTATCCAGCTCGGCTTCTGTGTACTCGTCACCACCGAAGTGGGCGGCAATGGTCATTGGCTCTTCATTTACTTCATCAGAAAATAAGTAAGATGTGGTTGTATTTAAGGCTTTTGCAAAGGCAGATATTTTACTTTGTGGTAAATCAACCTTTCCAGCTTCTACTTTTGCAATAGCAGTTTTGTCCTTATATCCTACAAGCGCGGCAAGCTCTGATTGAGATAATTTTTTGTCTTCGCGCAAACTTTTTATTTTTAATCCCATGCTTTCTTGCGTTGTCATATTGCTCACCAACCTTTCTAATATGGATAATAACATAGGAATGAATTTTATTCAACATTTTTGTGAAAAATAGTTGACAGGTATTCAACTATGGGGTATTATAATGACAGGTTGAACGATATTCAACTTGAGAGGAGGTAAAAATGACAGATAGCAAAAAGTTGAGTGATGAAATTGCTGACTCTGGAATAACTATTACCGCAATAGCAAAAAAACTCGGTATTACCAGAGAAGGATTCTATAAAAAACTCAATAACGAAACAGAATTTAAAGCATCAGAAATATCGGCATTGCAGAAAATCTTACGGCTAACAAATAAGAAGCGTGATGAAATTTTTTTTGCACAAGAAGTTGATTGAAAATCAACTTAAGAAATATGTAGTGAGAGGAGATGAGGAAAGATGGAATTAAAAAAGGTCAGAGTAATTTTAGAAGGTACAGGATATAAACGTGAAAATGGACTTCCATAATATTATCGTCCCAACCAACACTAGAAAAACTTAATGCAATCAAGCTAGGGAGGGAATACCGAGTTTATGAGGAAGATCTTATTAAGTTTGAAAATGAGCGGAAAACCATTCCGTCAAAATAATTATCACAACACCGGTCCAATAAGTAGGACAGAAAGGAGAGTGAGAGGATTGCCGATTAAACAAGAGTTCAAGTCTCTATATATAGATTTGAATAGAAAAATTTTTTTGCTAAATGGAAAGCCAATGGATGGGATTACAAACCTCAGACTTGAAGCTGATGGAATAGAATGGAGCCTCGAAATCACAAAAAACGAGATATACGAAGCTCCACAAGCAAGCTCAGAAAGCAAGACCGGTAAAAATGTCTGCAATTAAGTCAGCAAGATATTTAGATACTTCGGAAAGTCCATTTTTAAAGCGGTTTTCCATGTGAATTATCAAAGCATCTTGGAGTACAAAATCACCAGAAATGTATTCCTTGATAAAATTAGCTTTTCTTAATTCAGATAAAGAATCGGTAATATCATCTTCTGACCAAGATGATAGACAGGAAATGCCTTTATAAAATTCTAAATCAAAGTTTTTGGCAGATGATTTGGACTGACCATTTTTTCTACGTTCTAAATACATTTTATATATTACTGTCAAAACTTTTGAAGTGTCTTTTGTAAATTGCATATGAAGTCTCCTTTCATAATACTCGGACACGGCAATGTCCTGTAAGGAGATTGTAACACAAGAACTGAGAAAGTATAAAGAAGATGTTTTATCAGAGAGGAGATGAGAAGAGTGAAAAGAAAATCTGAAAGAGACCTCCTACGTCAGCAGATGGAGCTACTGATAGAGGAGTCGAAAAATAGTGTACCTGGTGAATTAGCTAAAAATTCACAAGCAGTAGCCAAGATAAGTAAGGAGTTATTTAAGTACAGCTGTTCCAGTTTTATATTTTTTTGCTTCCTGGGTTATCTCGTCAAGAACTTTACGGTATTTATCATAAAGTTCTGCCGGCGATAAGGATTTTATATCTTGGTTTTGAAGATACAAAATGGCTAATTGATTGTAAATATCAGACATAAGCATATCTCCTTTCGTAATACTTGGACACGGCAATGTCCTGTAAGGAGATTGTAACACCAAAATAATTTAATAAAAAGAGTGTCAAGGACAACTTTTAAAGCATTAGATAAGAATAGGAGGTGCAGCGTATGGAATATAAGAGAGTAATTCAGGAATTCCCGAACGGTACAAATATCAACCTTATTCCAATCCTCACACCGGAAGAGGAAGAAAAGCGGCATCAGCGGTTGAATGATGCAGCCGTAAGGCTTCTGCTTGCCCAGGAAAAAAAGGATAAGGAAAAACAGATGAAAGTTGCCACGTAGGAAGTGGCGGAAGGACAAGCTATGAAAAAGAAAATTTTAGAAGGCGTAGGAATGCTTTTTGTGGCAATTGGCAGTTGCGAACAGCTTGTTATGTTTGCCTTGATAGGATTTTACCTGCTTTATAGAGTGGCGAAAGGAGAAGATTATGAAGATTGCAGCGAAGATAGAGATTAGTCCTCATGAGGAAGCATTGATTGAGGAATATATCAAGAACATGAAACAGGAACATCCGAACCTGGAGCTGACATTGAATGATATTTACGATTCAGCATTAAGGACAGGACTGGACATTGTAATGGATCAGATCCGTACAGAGCGAAAGCAGAAGATAATGGAGGACTGGATACATGGAACAAAAAGCTACACAAGAAAAAATGATAGCGGAATATAGAACATGGTTTGCTATTTTCCTCAAATGTTTAAGCGAAATAAAGGTTGATGCTCAGATCAAGGCAGAATATACCGAGGAATACCGGCACAAATTAACAGGAATGCTTGTGCTGATGAATGGCATGAAAGTAATCACAGACGAAGAATATCTGACCATGTATAAAGAAGTAGAGAAAGAATTTAATACAGAAAAATTATATGGCTTCAGATATCTTATGAGAACGGAGGTGTTCTATGCTGACAGTAAATGAAACAGTGGACAAACTGTATAGACAGCCGGAAAAATTCGAACAATGCATGAAAGCAGGGGATTACAGCAGGGCGAAGTGGTGTTTTATCAACACAGTCTTTGTATCAACTTTCATTGAACTAGATAAGGAGGCAGAGGACAAGCTGTTTGAAATGTTTTCAGAAGAAAAAGTAAGAGAGGCATTTGGAGGAAAGAGAGCAGATGATAAAGGATACAGACCTAGTTAAAAAGCTCAGGCTCCAGGCTGACGTATTCAGACATCATTTTAGCCGGAAGGAATACATAGAAGCAAAGATGGTCCGGGAAATCGCCGGGACGGTAGCACTGTTTATAGAAGCCCCAGAGGATTTTAAAATAGAACTTTTTGGGGACAGACAGGGAGACGAACCGGTAGAAGGATTGTTTGATGAAGAGAAATGCATTAAGGCGGGATTTGAGAGCATTAAGAGAGGCTTTGACATGCAGAGGATGACATATGAGGATGTCATGGTATTGGTAAATAAAAAAAGGGGTTAAGAAACTAGCACTTTCTTAACCCTGTGAGTAAAAACGTTGGGAACGTATAACTCTATATTTATATTACCACAAAAAGCCTGAAAATGCAAGGAAAACGGGGATTTTCACCCGGTCTATTTAACAATATAAGTATATTAAACTTAGAAACATTTAGAGGTAGACATGTATTGGAAGGACACATATGAGTTTTTAAACAGCAATGACATTGAGTATAAATGGGAGGGAAAATACGGAGCGAAGGGAGAGAAGAGACAGAAAAAGAAGAAAGCCACCCCGGAGCAGATAAAAAAGCAGAACCAGTGGAAGAAAGAGAGAGAAGTGTGGAGAAAGATCAGATGGAATTTCTATGAAGGTGATCTTTGGACAACACTGACTTTCCCAGAAGGCACAAGAATGTCATTGCAGGAGATAAAAAAGATAATGACTAATTTCTGGCAGAACATGAGAAGGGCGTACAAAAAGAGGGGGAAACAGCTTTTATGGATCATGCGTATCGAGATAGGAAAAAAAGGCGGAATACATATACACATTATAATCAACAAGATACGAGGAGAGCCGGCAACGAGTGAATTGATTCAGAGGTACTGGAAGAAACACGGATATGTGAATTTCACACCGTTATATGAGGATGGAGATTTCAGGCGTCTGGCAAATTATATAACAAAGCCACTGCCAGACGAAAACGAGGATGGATACGAGCAGCTATCACTATTTACACCGGAGGAGAAAAAAGAGTGTTCCACATATTCATGTTCAAAAAATCTGGTAACAAAAGAACCGGAACGAAAAAAGTACTACAGATGGACGGTCAGAAAAATCATAAAAAATGGACCAGAGCCGACACCGGGATATTACATTGATCCGGAAAGCGTGGTGTGCGGTGTGAATAAATACACGGGCTTATCTTATCTGCGTTACACGGAGGTAAGGATAAAACCATTGAAAAGAGGTGACAGCGGATGAAGGAAGTGAGCATTTACATAGTGACCGGGATCAGGGGCAGATGGCAGCAGGACGGACATATAGGATATGCGCTTGAATACTATAAGGAAAACTGCAAGTACCCGGCGGTGATAAGGGAAGTTGTACCGGTGCAACAGATGAATGAGAACCGATCGACCTTAGAATCCCTTATCATGGCACTGCACCGGATGAGAGAAAAATGTATACTGACCGTCTACACGGAATCCAAGTACCTGTACAGCGGATATGAGGATGCAGAGTATGTAAAACGCTGGAAGAAAAACGACTGGACGAGGTCGGACGGTCACGAGATAAAGAACCGGGACAAGTGGCAGGAACTGGACAGGCTCATGCAGGGCAATCTTGTTCGGATTCTGCTGAACGAGACAAACGCTTATACCGAGAGTTTACGGCAAGAAATCAAAATGAAGGAGAGATAAATTATGGCATTATTTGAAAGATTTGGAGAATTTGACTCTGTGGAAGAATTGAACATGACAGCAGAGGGATTAAAGGAAGAGGGAGACCTTGAAAGCCTTAAGGTGTTGGCAGAGGAGAATGGACTGGATGCAGCAGACGCAGAGGATTATGCAGACGGAATCGTGACGGAGCTGGCAAGTGACCTAATGGCGGCAGCGGGGAAGATTGCAGTCGAGAGCAAGGCGCTGGGCATTGACGGGATCATGTCAGACTGGAAAGACACTGTGATAGAGGAATGCGCGGAAGATAAAGCATTCTGTGCAGCAGTCAGAAAAAAGGGAAAATACCTGAAAGAATACATGGCAAAGCTGATCCAGTACTCTTTTGAGAATAAAGTACCGGTAAGTGCCGAGATCCTTAAGATCACAAAAGTAAAACATAACGGAAAACTGGAAAATTTCAATGGTCCGCTTTACCTCGGCATTCCAAACAGAATGGAAGTAAGAAAAATAGCCAGAAAGTATTATTTGGGAGAGTAGAAAGATGCTTGCATATAAAGGATTTAACAGCAATCTTACATGCACAATGGGAAAAGGAACATTCCAGTATGAGCAGGGAGTGAAATATACAGAAGAAAATGCACACTGTGGTGCAGATGGATTTCATGCAACAGACGATCCACTGGGGGTATTGAGTTATTATAACAAATCGGATGACCGCTATTTTCTGGTGGAACTCGGCGGAAATATTGATGAGGACGGAGTGAACAGCAGGATATCTGCACCGGAGATCACGCTCATGAGAGAACTGTCAAAAACAGAGATGTACATGAGAGGCCTTATATGGATGTCTAGACATCCAAAAGCGAAGATGGCGTCAGTTGTACGTGAAGAAACCGGGGATGCAGCAGGATCAGGGTATGTGATCGTGAGAGGAAAACATCCGAAAGCCAGAGGAAAGAAAGGTGATCTGCTTTACATAGCAAAAGAGAACAGAGCCGGAGAGATAACAGATGCCGGTGTATATGAGATCGGGATAGATGGTTTCGAGGAAGATGTTTTTTATGGTGTAGACGGAAAGGCGGTACACGATGAATAAAAAAGAACTGGAAAATCTGCGGACGCTGAACGCAACAAAAAGTATGATAGAGGCATTACGGATGCCGGGAAGGAAAAATGACTGGAACGGTAAACAGCATAAATACAGATATTGGCTTGCAGCGAGATGCCAGCAGCTCGATGGAATATTAAAAGTCTCCATTTGCACGAGGGAGGATCTGGATAAGAACATCCTAGTACCAAAATGGGATATTTTCATCAACTATGAAGGAGAAACTTATACCACAAGAGAAAGACAGGATGATGGAACCTATAAGTGGCGGACGGCAATGATCATGAACCTGGAAGAATGGTATACGGGCAGAAGAGAATATGATTTTTATATGTATTTCAACAAAGGTGGAAAGTATACAGTAAGAAAACTGTTAAAGACAGTAAATACAGGAAGTGCCGGGATCATGGAGTGGCAGCAGGGGTGCAAAAAAAGAAGGGAAGATGAGCGGATCAGGAAGTTGACAGACCGGTGGGATGAAGTGATGAAGCCTGTGGGCGAGCCACCGAAAGGCTTTAGGGACTGGTATGAACATAACGGCTTTGACGGAAGTAATTTTATTTACTATAAAGGCGCCGGTGCGAAGACTGGGTACTGCACATCCTGCCTGAAAACGGTACAGCTTGACGTAAAACCAAAACACAACATGTCGGGAAAATGCCCGGTATGCCATAAGATCATAAATTATGTTTCACGCGCAAAAAAGAAAAATGACGTCCATGTGCAGTGCAGGGCATTTACATGCATCCAGCGTTATAAAGATGGGCTCATCCAGCGCAGGTTTATAGCAGAAAGAAAGGACACAATGAACGCACGGGGTGTAAACAAGTGTGATTTCTGGGAATTAGAGACACACAGGCAGATTGTGAGCGCGGGTGTGGTAGAGGTATACGAGTACGGAGAATATAAAAGAAGAAAAATGTGCTGGCATGAAACAGATTTGTATTGTGTTCCGTCTGACGGCAGCATGGTGTATGCAAGAAATCTTTCAAACGTATTCAGACACTCCAGGACATCCTATCCTATCGCAGTAAAAAGTGGATGCGTGGAAGATATCGGGCGTTATCTGAAGAAAGAAAAAGAAAGGCCTCTGATAGAGATGTGCATGAAAGCAGGACTCACGATGCTGGGAAGGTATTTCCTCAATGATTGGGGATATAAAAATACAGAGAAAAATATCAATGCACATGAACTTGGAAAGATGCTCTGCATTGATAAGGGGAGGTTAAAAAGACTAAAGGATATAAATGGGGACGGAAAGATTTTGAGGTGGCTGCAGGAAGAAAAGAGAAACAACACCGTATACCAGGATGAGGACATCATGACCTTATGCGAGGCAGACATCTACCCGGAAGACACAAAACGCAAAAATCCTTTTCAATATCTGTCAATGCATAAAGTCTGCAACTACCTGAGAAAGCAGCAGGAGTACAGAAGATCACTTGGAAGAAAAGAGAGCATGTGTTACCTGTGGAGTGACTGGTGTGATTATGTGGACATGATGCAGAAAATGAAAATGGACTGCACGGTAGAACTGCTTTTAAAACCGAAAGACCTCACAGTGGCACACAATGAACTGGTGGCGAGGATATCACTTAAGGATTCAGCAAAAGAGATCCGGGAAAAGGAAAAGAAATTCAAAAATGCCAAGAGCCTGGTAGAATCCGGAGAACTTACAAAATATGAATACAGTGAAGGCAGGTACTGTATCGTTGCTCCAAAAAGTATTAAGGACATTTACGAGGAAGGAATTGTATTAAAGCACTGTATTCACACATGTGATATTTATTTTCAGAGAATGGATATCAGGGAAACATACCTGCTGTTTTTGAGAAGGGCAGCAAGACCGGATGTACCGTGGTACACGCTGGAGATTGAGCCGGGAGGAAATATAAGACAGAAAAAGTCAGTGCTGAATGAGGCATATAAAGATCTTGATGATGCACTTCCGTTTTTGAGAAAGTGGCAGCAGTGGGTAAAGAAAAATCTATCGGCAGAAGATAAAAAACTGGCAGAAAAGAGCGACAAGGCAAGAAAAGATGGATATAAGCAGTTAAGAGAAGAAAAGAAGCTGATCTGGCATGGAAGATTACAGGGAACCTTGCTGGTGGATGCACTGGAAAATGATTTTATGGAGGCAATGTGATGAACGAAGTGATCGAATACAGAAATTATGCAGAATACAAGCAGGAGCTTGACACAGAGTTAAAAAAGACCGCGGAGGGATTTGTCCGTATCGGATATCTGTTAAAAGTGGCGCGTGATACCAGTATTTTAGCGGAAAGCGGCTATGACAACGTAGTAGATTTTGCGCGCGCAGAATACGGAATTGACAAGACGCAGGTAAGCCGGTTCATCCACATCAATGACAAGTTCTCACAGGGCGGATATGCGCCGGAGCTGAAAGAGGAATATCAGGGGTTCGGGTATGCAAAATTGTCAATCATGCTCTCCCTTCCTGACAGCGTAAATGAGGAATTGACACCGGATTTCAGTAAATCGGAGGTGCAACAGGTAAAAGATGAAATAGACGAAGAGAAAAAAACGACAGATATCGAGGTCATGCTGGAAGAAAAGGACAGCGTGCAGCAGTCATTTAACACAAATCTTGAAAAAGCCGTGTACCAACTTGGAAAGGACGCACCGGAAGTCTACAAGAGACTGTGGGAATCAGCAGTAAAGAACGGAGAGTCAGGGAAACGCTTTATCGAGAATCTGATACCGGATGAAAAAGCGATGTATATTGTGCGGATTCCGGGAGCCGGCAGATGCATGTTGAGCATGAAAGCAGAAGAGGACACGGTAAAACTGATCAATATCAGGGATTCCTCTGCAAATGAAACCTACACAAAGCAGGAATTAGAGGATGCACTTAAGAAAATGCTGCCAGATACAGACACATGGAGAAATGCATGGGAGAGCCTTTACGGTGAGAAACTTCAGGCAGAGAAAAGTGCAGCAGTTGCACCGGTACAACCAAAGGCGGCACCAAGAAAAGAAAGTAAGGTTATCGTTCCAAAGAAACCTGAACCGGAGAAAAGCGTGCAGAATATCCCGGAAAGCGTTTCAAAAGCACAGGAAAGCGTGCCGGAATCGAAAGAAACCGTTTCAGAAACAGCGCAGAAAAAGGAAATGACATTGAATGATGTGAACCCGGAGATTCCTGCTCCTGATCCGAAACCAATCGAAGAGGATGTACCAGAAGAAAAGCCGGATGTGCAGCAGGATACCAATGAACAGATACCGGGACAGGACGAGATTGAGAATCATCCAGAGTATATGCCGGAGAAGAAAACGGACAAGCAGATCATTGTGGAGGCAAAACGCACAATTGATGCGATTCGGGAAAATTTAAGCGGATGGGAGTATACAGTACCGAAAACACAGTTGACAGTAATATTAGAGCGTGTGGATTATCTGAAAGAGACTCTGCAGGGGCTTGTGAAGGGAGAAGCAGATGAAAGTAATGTTTAGAATCAGGCTTTTCTTATGGTCCGCATGGGTGAGAGTACCGAAGCCATGGAGAAAAAGAAAATACAATAAAATATTTGAGCAGATGCAGCAGGCGGTGAAGAGATGAAGAAAAGCAAAAAAAATAAGGTCAACTACAATTTTCCAAAAGAAACCTGTGAACTGATCGCAGAAAGGGATGGTAATGAGTGCCTGTTCTGTAAAATGCAGTACCACATGGACAAGTGCAGATCAGAAATGCTTTTAGGAATACCGGACATCATGCATTACATAAATAAAAGCCAGGGCGGACTAGGCATTGAGGAAAATGGTGTGCTTGGCTGCCGCTATCACCATGGATTGCTGGACAATGGCAACTTAGGACTACGGCCGGAAATGTTAGAGATCATGAAAGAGCACCTCATGCAGCAGTATCCGGACTGGTCAGAAGATGGGCTTGTCTATAAAAAATGGGATTTTCCAACTTTGAATAATATATCACAGTAACTGTTAACAGAAAATTTCCGGAAGCATAGCTGGGGCTTCCGGAAGAAAGGAGAATTATGAAACAGCCAAGTAAACCGACAAGAGCACAGAAAGTGATCATTTCTGCACACAAACTAAGACCGGAAAACTGGATGGTCGTATACGAGAGCAAAGACACATTGGAAGTCATCAGTAAAAAGACATCCATGCGGAAGGTTCTGAATAAGTGAGGTGGAATCATGCAAAAGAAATGTAAATATTGTGGGAAAGAATTTGACGCTACGAAATCAAAGCGTCTGTATTGCAGCGATAAGTGTAAAAAGAGTAGATGGAGAGAAAAGGATAAAAAGAGGAAATACGGTGTGCATATGGAAAATCCGAATGCAGCAGTCGTTGATATAGCGGTAAAGGCAAGGGAAGCCGGTATGACATACGGACAGTATGTAGCGAAGATGGGAGGCACGGATCATGCGGAAAAACACAAAAAAATATAAAAGAGAGCTTGTAGCAGCAAAAGCAGATATTAAGAGACTACTCAGCGAGGAACATTTACCATGTGAATTTTGCAGATATGAAGCACAAATGGATGTACCGTGTACGCAGGGCGATAAAGAATGGTGCAGACAGCATGCAATCTGGAAAGGAGTATCAAATGGACGAGAAGGACGCAATTAGTATTTTAAATATGATTGAAGCACATGGGGCTTTACCAGTAAAAGCAAAAGAGATGGCAATCAATGCGATTGAAGAGGTGCAGCAGTACCGGGCGATTGGTACGCCGAAAAAAATAAAAGATTTATTAGAAAAAGTAGCAGAGGAAATTGAAAACCTGTATGGTAGAGAAACACAATTATCCGAAGAAATCAGAAAATCTTTGGACAGTTAACTTAGAATTTAGGAGAAGATTGTATATGGAAAAAGAAAAAATAAAATGGCTGGAATGGAGTGGAAATGTTGAAGAATGGGGCAAGATAGAATGCCCGATGCTAGGAAATGAATGGGTAATGACGTATTACCCAAAAGGTACGCCTTGCTATTATTCTTACACTGCTCCTTTTATTGATGAAAGCGGAGACGTATGCTACTACAGATTTGACCATGACGAAGGATGCTGGGAGGAAGATGTTATTTATACCATATGTCAAAGTGAAGAGTATCAAGAGAGCATGATTTTTAAGATGTAAACTGAACATATTTAGAATTTATAGCAGGAGAAGATATGGGAAAATTAATTAATAAACAGGATACAATTGATAAAATAAAAAAAGAAACTCTTATAAATTATTCCGTTGCCGTAATGGCAGAGGTTGCGGAACGTGCTAAACAGGAAGATGCACCAATTTATGAAGGAGATAAGGAAGTTGACCAATGGGTGCGTTTATCAGATGTAGAAGAAGCAATTAATAAGTATTTAAACTGAACTTTAACGGATGAAAGAAGGTGTGAAAAAATGAAGATTATTATAGGAATCATAATATATGCGTTCATCGGATGCGTATTTGCCGGATTCTTAGAAGATGATTCTGTAGATGAGATGGATACGCTGGCACAGGTAGCATTATGGCCGATAATATTACTTATTATCATTGCTTGGATACTTTCCATAATTCCGCTAACAATTGGACGAGTATTAAGAGCCATTTTTGATTTTTTTAGCATGAATCAATAGGAGATATACAAATGATTATAAAAAGATGTGATAGATGTAGGAAAACCTATGATAAGAATTCAATTTATGAATTACATCCAAGAATTGGAATCAAAGAAACAACTTTAGGACTTGGAATTGTAACAGATTCAGGAGCTTGTAAAAAAAGATATGATTTATGCGACGATTGCTTGAATGATTTTAGAAAGTGGATGGAAAAATCGGAGGAATGATGCACACAACAGAACATGGCGCAGAGGTTCGTAAAAAGATAAAAAAAGCAATTATCTGGTACATAGAACAGCATGGGTACGCACCTACCATTCGGGAAATCGGTGAAATGGTGGGATTAAGTAGCACATCCAGCGTTCATAATCATCTGATGAGAATGATTGACAATGGAGAGCTGGAAACAGACGATAAAATTGGAAGCCCAAGAGCTATCAGAGTGCCAGGATATAAATTTATGAAAAACTGAATACTGAAAATATTGCCGGCTGAAATATGCCGGTAAAAAAATACATATCAAAGAACATACGTTCCAACCATATGTGCGTAACCAAATGAAAAGAGCCTGTGCTGGGAACACAGACCCTCAAAGTAATACATTACTTACTATATCAAGTAAAATGTACTACTTTTTCTACTATTAGTAAAGGGGGAAATTTTACTATGCTGACAAAAGCGGAATTAATCAATGATATTGCTTATGAAATGTCTGGGTATCTGACTTCGGAGGGAATCGACCGCCTTAAGACTGTGATTACTTTTAAGCTGGTCAATATTAATCTGACCGCAACAGAGACGCTACCATCTACGGACGTGTACGACAACGAGTACATTATGAAGCGGTACATCATAGACCTCACAGCAACCGGCAGAAAGTAGAGCACGATTAAGCTTTATATTACTATCATTAAAAAATTCTTTACAGAAACAGGCTTAAACTATCACAACTGCACCGGGCAGGACGTGATGGATTATATCGCCACCAGACTGCATAAGGATAAAATCTCCAAGGCTTATGCTTCCACGATTCAAAAGTATATGAGCAGTTTCTTTGCATGGGCTTACAGAAAAAAGCATATCGAGGAAGATGTATCAAGAGACATTGATAAAATCAGACAGCCACAAAAGAGAAAAGAACGGTTGTCAGATGAAGAGATTGCCAGAGCGTCTTTATCCATTGGTCATGATCTGCGACTTAACGCTCTGTTTGAGTTAATGCTTTCAGCTGGTCCGCGTGTCGGAGAGATTGTTAATCTTGACATCGATAATTTGGATTTTGCGCGAAAGGAAATCAACATCTGGGGCGAAAAGACAAGCCAATGGCGCACCTGCTTTATGACGGAGAGATGTAAACAGGCATTACAACAGTACATCGGAGATCGCACGGAAGGCGCAGTGTTTATCGGTTTACGTGGCAGAGGACGGATGTGCAATAAGTCAATTGAGGATATGGTCAAAGAGATTGCGCTTGCTGGCGGTTGTAAATTCAGTGCCACGGTACATTCATTTCGCAAGACCTTTGCATCAAGAGAATATAGGCGGACAAAAGATGTGTTGTTTGTATCAAAGAGATTAGGACATTCAAGCACTGATGTGACGATTAAATATTATATCTGTGACGATATTGAGCTGGATCGGATGCAGGCAAATTTGGCTGCATAAATGGAAAATTGAACATTTGCGTTTGTCGTGGTATAATACAAACAAAATTAAAAACATAAGGAGAATTCGTATATGAGCTATAATGACATTTTAGAATTATATCTTGGTTTATTGAACTTAATAGGAACAATTGTAGCAATAATTACGGTGTTGCGAATAAGTTATACAAGCTTAAGAAATAGTGAAACTTTTTTAAGTGTTGCGCATCCAGCTATCAATACTATAGTTGTAAGACAATATGCAATAGACGGAATTGGAATTATATGTGTATCGTATATTTTATCTATAATATCAAAAATTGTTTGTTTGAATCTTACAGGACTTATTTTTATATTGTTGGTTCTATTTTTATTATATTTTTAATTGTTGGATTTAGTAATAGACTGTTTTTAGAAACAATTATTTGGTACGATGAACAATTAGTTAAAGATGGTCAAAAATCTATAATTGAGCAATTTAAAGGTAAGGAAAACTATAAAAATAGAAAAAAAATATTAAAAATTATAACGGATACGTATAATAAATGAATTTTGCTAATTAGAACAATCATGGTATAATAAATAGCAGTTAGTGCCGATCAGAGCCGAATGTACGAGACTGAATTGTCTTGTATGTCCGGCTCTTTTTTATTGCAGAGAGAGGAAGTGAGATAGTGGAGAATTACGAGAAAGCAGAACAGGATTATATGGCAGGAATGAAATATAAGGATATAGCGGAGAAGTACGGAACTACTATCAACACTGTCAAGAGTTGGAAAAAACGGTATGCATGGAGTAGAGGAGAGGGTGCACACAAAGAAGAAAAGGTGTGCACACAAAAAAGCAAGGGTGCACCAAAGAAGGAAGCACCTATAGATGATGGCACGAAAGCAACATTACAGAATGATGATCTGACGCCGGAACAGCAGATGTTTTGTATATATTACAGTAGGACATTTAATGCGGCACAGAGTTACCAGAAAGCATATGGATGTAGTTATGAATCGGCGATTGCAAACGGTTCACGACTGCTAACAAATGATAAGGTTCGAGCAGAAATCGAACGCTTGAAAGAAATCAAACGACAGCAGATAGTAGCCGGTGCAGATGATATTGTAGAATTACAGATGCGTATTGCTTTTGCAGATATTGGAAATTATGTCTCGTTCGGGCAAAAAGAAGTAACTGATATAGAGACAGACGAAACATATATGATTAGCGTGGTTGATCTGAAAGAATCTAAAAACACGGATACACAGCTCATCCAAGAAGTTAAGCGTGGAAAAGATGGAGTTTCGGTGAAACTGGCAGATAAGCAAAAGGCTATTGACTGGCTGTCGAAGTATTTCCTCGTACATCCAGATGATAAATATAAAGCAGAATTTGATAAAAAGCGTGCCGAAGTCAGCGACAATTCTGGAGCACAGATTTTGCAGAATATGCAGACGATAGCGGACATCTTGCAACACCCGGTAGCAAACCGGAGTATATCTGATCTGGAAGAAGGTGATGCGGATGAATAAACCGGCACCATTAAGCCAGAGACAGTATGAGTATATGCAGAGATGCATGATTAGCTGGTTCAACGTGGCAGAAGGCGGCAAGCGAGGTGGAAAGAACGTACTTGCAACGCTGATCTTCTGCTCACTGCTTGAAACACATAAAAACAAAATTCATCTGGTAGCCGGAGTGTCAAATGCAACGGCGAAACTTAATATCTTGGACTGTGACGGATACGGATTGCTCAATTACTTCGAGGGCAGAAGCCGCGAGGGTAAATACAAAGACCGTGATTGTGTGTACGTGCAGACCAAAACCGGGGAGAAGATTGTCCTTATATCCGGTGGAGGTAAAGACGGGGATGAGAAGTTGATAAAGGGTAATACCTACGGCATGGCATATGTGACAGAAGCGAACGAATGCCACCCGAAGTTTTTGAAAGAGGTCTTTGACCGAACGATGTCATGCTCCGACCGTAAGATATTTCATGATCTGAACCCGAAAGAGGAAGAGCATTGGTATTACACAGAGATACTTAAATTCCACGAGAAACAGCAGGAGAAAAATCCAGATTACGGATATAACTACGGACATTTCACTCTGGTGGACAATATGAGCATGACGGATGAGCAGATCAGAAAAGTTCTTAGCACCTATCAGAAAGGCACTGTGTGGTATAGACGTGACATTAAAGGCGAACGAGCAGTTGCAGAAGGAATCATTTTCCGGAAGTTTGCAGAGAACAATGAACCATATCTGTATGATGAGGATACAGATCCACTGCTTGAACGTGATATAAAGGGCAAACTGCTACACCGCCCATCAAAAATTACGATGGGTATAGACTTCGGTGGAAACGGATCCATGACAACCTTTGTGCTGAAGCTTTACTTCCACGGATATCATGATCTGAGGACAGCGGAGGAATCAAACCTGGAACTGTCTCCAGACATCGATGCGGAAGCGATATGCAGTAAGTTTATAGAGTTTTTCAAATACTGCCAGGAAAAGTACGGATTTATTGACTGGGTATTTCCAGACAGCGCAAGCACAACGATGATAAACAGCCTGCGGAGTGCTGCGAGAAAAGCAGGACTGCCATACCGGAATATTAAAGGTTGTAGGAAGAATGAAGTATCAGACAGACCACGGACGTATGACATGCTGATGAATACCGGAAGGTGGAAGATAAACCGGAATTGCACAAAGCTACGAAGTGCGATCGGTAAGTTGAAATGGGATCCAGACCACCCGGACATACCAGAGGATAAAAACATCGGAAACTGCAATGACTGGTGGGATGCGGAGAACTATACAATTTTGGATTTTATTGAATATGTTGATCTTGACAGAAGATAGGAGGAAGAGATGGAGGATTGTGTAAAAGCATTTTTGAATAAAAAAGGATACGATGTAAATGATAAGGCATTAACGATCATTCATGCATGTGATGACTGGTACGCGAACCGATTGATAAGTGATTTCCATAAGCGAAAAACAATCAATGGGATACCATATGAGCTTACAAGACTGAATTTTGCAAAAAGATGCTGTTCTGATGACGCTAATCTCTGTGAGGTGCTTGAGATCAATGCAGGAGAAGGGGAACAAGCGGATTTTGTAGCAAAGGTGCTTGCTGGCAGTAATTTCAACACGCAATACCGTAAACAGTTAGAAAAAACCTCTGCGGATGGTACAGTAGCCTGTTATATCCGCTTGGACAATGCAACGATTATGGATGATTCTTCTGTGAGAGGTGGAGATATTAAGCTTAATTATGTGGAAGCAGATGCGTTTACGCCACTCACTGTGGAGAATGATATTGTGGTTGAGGCGGCATTTTCTGGAAGTACACTGGTCAAGGGAAAGAAGCAGACAACACTCGTGTTATTCTTGCTTGGCGAGAATAATCTATATACTGCGGAGACACATATTTTTAATGATCGTGGAGATGAGGAAGTTGGAAAACAGACGATTGTGCAGCTTGGTGATGTGAAACCGTTTGCTGTTATGCGTGTTGCTGAAGTGAATAATCTGGATAATATGGAAGGCTACGGACTGCCTAAATTATGGAATGCAATTCCAGCACTTAAGGTTGTAGATTTGTGCTATAACGTATTGTTTAGCGATTTGGACAAGTCTGAGAAAATTATACTGATAAATGAATTACTTTGTGCTTTTGATGATGATGGAAATCCAATATTAACTCCTGAACAAAAAAAATTATTTGTATTTACAGGGGAAAAACTTCCAGAAGAGAAGGGGCTTATTCAAGAATATAATCCTGAAATCCGAGTAGAACAGATTACAAAAGCAATTGAACTGGCACTATCATTATTATCTATGTCTTTTGGATACGGAACAAAAAAATACAGCTTTGAAAATGGACAGATTAAGACGGCTACTGAGTATTTCGGTGAAAGGCAGGATGCCATGCAGGAGCTTGGAAAGCAGCGACAAGTAGCCACTGAATATATACAGGATATCTGCAGAGCTGTCATGTGGTTTTCAAATAAATATCATGATACGGCATATAATTTAGACGCAGAGATCACAATTGGTTTTGATGACTCTTATGTGGAAGATAAGCAGGCGAAACTCGAAGCGATGAGAGCGGATGCATTATCATTCCCGGAAGTGCCAATTTTAAAGGTTTGGTATATTATGGAAAAATATAATATTCCAGAGGATGAAGCTAAGAAATATATGCAATATACAGACGAACCAATTGACGATGTTGATGACTAGGGGGGATTTAAAGGGCATTATCAGAACAGCAGATAGATGTTTTATCGGATAAATACATAATTGGACTTTACCAAGATTTAGAGGATGAGGTCATAGCTGATATTGCCCGGAGAGTGCAGAAAACCGGACGATATACTGAAACAGCGGAACTTATGGCAAAATCAATGGTAGAAAATGGATTTTCTGCGGATAAAATCCGTGTAGAAGTCATGAAAATGCTTCGTGCTGATAAAGATTTTCAGATGGCGGTTGCAGAAAACACTATAGCATATAAGCGAGAGGTGCAGCAGATTATTAATAATACCATAGAATCTGCAAAGGAAGTAGGAAAAACTTTGACAGCAGAAGCCGGCGATATGGCATGGAATAATGATCTTTCTATGTGGGAACAACAGGGGGAAGATCTTACAAAGCCGAACAGCTTAAGCAAATTTGTAAAGGCATCTTCTTTGCAAACATCTGGAGCACTTAGGAATCTGACAAAAACGATGGGATTTAAGAATACAGCACTTGGCACAACTGGCGTAATGGATATGTATCAGCGAGAGATGGATCTCGCACTGATTAAGGTATCTACCGGAGCATTTTCTTTTGACCAGGCAGTCAAGGATTGTGTGCATCGTTTAGCACAGAGCGGATTGAGAAGTATTGACTATGAAAGTGGAAGATCGTACCAACTTGACGTTGCTGCCAGAATGGCTGTCAGAACTGGAATGTCACAGCTATCTGGAAAAATTACGGAGGAAAATCTGAAAAACTCCAACCATGACCTTGTAATCACAACTCAGCACATGGGTAGCAGACCGGATCATGCGGTATGGCAGAATAAAGTGTTTTCTTATTCTGGAAAAAGCAAGAAATATCCGGATTTTGTCAAAGAAACAGGGTATGGAACTGTCACAGGATTAAAGGGAGCAAATTGTACGCATGATTTTTATCCATATTGGGAAGGTGCATCTATAATCCCAGAGGATATAAAAGAACCTGATCCAAGGACAATCGGTGGAAAGACCTATACTTATTATGAATCCACGCAGAAACAGCGTCAGATGGAGCGGCAGATCAGAGCGACTAAGAGAGAAATTGAAGCAATAAAAAGTATTGGCGGCGATGCACAGGATTTGCAGAATAAATTGCGTGGACAGATGGCAGATTATAAAAGCTTTTCAAAGGCTGCCGGACTGAAAGAGCGTGATAACCGACTTAGATTGGTTACTGGAACGAGTAATCTCGTCAAAACTGTTACATATCAGCGTGAAAATAAATTTGTAAGAAGTAAAAATCGTGGTATAATTAATAGTAGGAATATGGCAAACGGAATGCGACAGAGTCCATTTGTTGTATTAGAAGATGAACAAATTGAAAAAATACAGCAATATGCAAATGAATTGGATATTCCAGTAGATATTCTTAGTTTTAATACAGGAACGCAGACAGGTTTTGTTGATGGAACTAAAATTATCCATATAAGGGGAGATATCATACCTGATAAGGAATCAACAAACAATAGAGATTTATTGTCAGAAAAAGCAGTTTTGGCGCATGAATATTACGGACATTATATGAATGATCCATCACAGTTTAGGATTGGTGATTGGAGAGATGAATTTAGGGCGAGTTATTCTGCATCAATCAATGCGCCCGGATTAACGGATATGGATAGAAGAATGTTAATGCTTGATGCATACGACAGAGCAAAAGAAGCGGGAGTTCCTGTTAAGTATAATAAGAATGCAAGGAGGATAATTTATGGTTATGATGAATGATATAGAACGGAAAGCATTAAACGAAAAACTTAATAATCCCCAAAAAGATGTACGATGTCCTCGTTGTGGCAATATAATTAATTATGATAAAAGAGGAAATTCTATTGCTGTAGAATGTGCTACAAAAGATTGTATTTATGGAGGAATAAGAGGAATATAAAACACTATTTACAATAGAATGACTATTTTTCATTGCTAACATGCAAAAAGTGTTATATAATATCACTAGGGGTGATATATTGAATCCTAGTAGATTTATCTGGTATCCTTGTCCGAAGTGTGGGAGCCACCTTTTGGTAATCAATAAAGATACCGAGGTTAAAAATTTGCCGTGCAAATGCAAGCACTGCAAACGAGAAAGTTTAATAACGATAGCGCCGATTAGAGCCGATTAGTCAAGTCTTAAATTAGGACTTGATTGATTGGCTCTTTTTAATGCCGCGGATTGATGTAATGGCAGCATACTGGTTTCCTTAGCCAATAGTGGTGGTTCAAATCCACTGTCCGCAATTATCTGTGGGTGATTCTCCCACGTTAAACAAATCATCGTTAAAGGAGATATGAAAAAATGAAAAGAGAAGAATTAGAAGCACTTGGAATGGCAAAAGAACAGATCGATAAGGTGCTGGACATGCATCATGAGGAGCTTGATCCGGTTCAGAAAGATTTGGAAACAGCACAGGCAGATCTGACTGCTGAGAAAACCAAAACCGCGACACAGGAAACTACGATCAAAGATCTGAAAAAGGATCTGGAGGAGTATAAAGATGCCGATGTGAGCGGAATGAAGCAGAAAATTGAGGATCTTGAGAAAGATATTAAGACCAAAGATGAAACGCATCAGCAGGAGATTGCGGATCGTGATTTCAATGATCTTCTCAAAGAGAGTATTGCATCCGCAAATGGTAAGAATGCTAAGGCGATCACTGCTCTTTTGGATGTTGATGTCTTGAAAGCATCTAAAAATCAGAAAGAGGACATTGCAGCAGCAATCAAGACATTGACGGAAGCAGAGGACAGCAAAATGCTGTTCGGTGAGCCGGAACCGAAACCGGCAGGAAAAGTTGATCTTATCGGGGGAGTGAAAAAGACATCTGATGAAGGAGTTTCTTCTCTGATGGATGCATTAAAAGAAAAATACAAGCAGTAAAGGAGAATAATTATGGCATTAACATTAGCAGAAGCAAAAGTCGGTTATGCAGACAAAGTAGAACAGAATGTGATCGATGAATTTAGAAGATCGTCCATACTGCTCGATAAACTGACATTTGATGATACCATTTCACCAACAGGCGGTAGCAATCTGGTATATGGATATCAGAGATTAGAGACACCATCTACCGCAGCGGTACGTCAGATTAATTCTGAGTATTCACCAAACGAAGCAAAGAGAACCAAATGTACAGCAAGTCCGGTAATTCTTGGCGGCTCTTTCCAGATTGACCGTGTGATCGCTCAGACATCTGGTGCTATTAATGAGATGAATTTCCAGATCAAAGAGAAAACAAAAGCGGGAGCAAATTATTTCCACAATTTGGTTATTAATGGAACATCGGCATCTACTGGTACAGGATATGTACCTAATACCTTTGACGGACTTAAAAAGATTTTAACTGGAAAATCAACCGAGATGACAACTGATATTGACATTTCAACATCTGCATTATTAGACAGCAATTACAACGCATTGCTTGATGAATTAGATACATTCATTGCATTATTGGCTGCAAAACCAGATGTGTTAATGATGAACAGTAAGATGCTTACAAAGGTGAAGTCTGCGGCACGTAGAGCAGGATATTATGACAGAAATAAGGATGATTTCGGTAGAACTGTAGAGACATACAATGGAATTATTCTTATGGATGCAGGACAGTATTACAACGGTTCTACTACAGAAGATGTTGTTTCAACATCAACACCGGGTTCAGATACGTATGGTACAACTGATATTTATGCAGCAAAACTTGGACTTGATGCATTCCACGGAATTTCCGTAGATGGTAGCAAGATGCTTAAGACATACCTTCCAGATTTACAGGCACCTGGAGCTGTAAAAACAGGAGAAGTCGAGTTGATTGCTGGAGCAGTACTTAAAAACAGCAAGATGGCTGGTGTGCTGAAAGGAATTAAATTATTAGGCAAGACTGCCTAAGGAAAGAGAGGGAGCTTGATATGCCTTATATTGATTGGGAGCATTACAGCTCCCTTTATACGAATGTTCCGGAAGATGATTTTCCAGCATTTCTGCAAAAAGCATCTGCTAAACTGGATGTACATACCCATATGAGGGCGAGAAAGTTTGAAGATACTTATGACGAAGCATCGGCAACGTACTTTCAGAAGCAGGTGCATGTGCAGATACAGAATACCGTCTGTGATCTGATAAATGCACTTTATATGCAGGAATCTACTGGGATGGGAACAGGAGTTTCATCTGTCAGCAATGATGGATATTCCGAATCATATAAGATTACTACAGTTGCAGAGAAAGAATCACAGCTTATATCGATTACGAGAGGTGGTCTTTCTGGTACGGGATTGGCAGGTGCGTTATGAGTGGATTATTTACCGATACAGTTACGATTTACAACAAAATTTATGATTCAGAATGGAAAAGAACAGTTGTAAAAGGCGTACAGTGGTCTGATAAAACCGAAAAGAAAAATGAAAACGGAAAAATCAGCATTGCCCGGTACGCGTCCGTAACATTCCCGAATGGCACTTATGAGGGACTGACGCTCAATTCTGCTAATGAGGAGGATTGCATTGTGTATGGAGCAGTCGAGGACGTTGTAGAGGATGTCAAAGGGAAAAGAATTTCTGATTTGATGAAGAGATATCCAAAATCGGGAATGATACAGTCTATAAACGACAATTCCAATCGTGATTTTTGCAAAAACATTAAGGTGGTGGTGGCGTAATGCCTAATATGTTTAAATTTATCTGCGATATTTCTGCCGCGATAAAAAAACGGGGACTTGAAGAGAATGGAAGAGTGCAACAGTTTATTGATTCTGAATGTCTCCGGTTATGTGAGCCGAAGGTGCCAAAGAGAGAGAATATTTTAATTGAATCCGGTCACTTAAATACGCAGATTGGAAGCGGACAGATTAAGTATCGCACACCATATGCTAGACGATGGTATTATATGCCAGCAAATTTCCACGAAGCACCGGAACGTGGAAATTATTGGTTCGACCGAATGAAGCAGCAATATAAAAATCAAATTCTTGAAGGTGCCAAGAAAATTGCAAATGGAGGCTAAGATGACTATCTCACAATACATTGTAAAATTGCTTAGCAATTATGAGGGTTTATCAATTGATATGAACCATGTATCAGACGGGTCCGATCAGTATGGTCTTTTTAAATCACCATCCAGAGAATTAAGGGAAATGAATGACGGTAGCTGTGAGATTACAGAATATTATAATTTTATGGCGCGCCAGTCAACCGGATCCAGGTCAGAGAGAAAAGAATCTGATGAATGGTTGGAAGATTTAACATATTGGGCGGATGATTTCTCTTACACGTATGCATTTCCAGCACTTGATAAAAATAGAACAGTGACCAGATTTTCCATTACTGGAAATCCATATCCGATGGAAGCCAGTGACAAAGATACATTATATCAGATGGCGTTGTCCATCACTTATTTACGAGAAAGAGAGGTATCATAAGGGCAGAATTAACAAGATTAAAAAAACATAGAACTATTCCATTTTTGAACACTGCCGAGACATCGGTATTAACACCTTCGTGGGCGAGAATTGGAAAATCCACAGTATTTGACTTGGTTTTGAACGCACAGACCGAGGATAACGATTTTATTGAGGATGAAATCCCAACAACAGATATTAAATACTACAAACCATCACTTGCGCAGGAGTTACAGGCAAACAAGGGAGATGCGGCATTTGATTATCTGTATGATATGTTTTTCAACTTGCCGACTGGTGAGGACGTGAAAAAAGATCTGCTTATTGTATTTGATGGAAACATTGGATCAGAAGGAACACCTAAATTCAGGGCATGGAAAACAAAAGCAACTTTAACGCTGGATCATTTTGATTCCGTTGCAGAGAAGATTTATTTTAGTTTTTCAATTAACCACATTGATCGAGGTACTGTTACGGTTAGCGATGGAGTACCGACATATACCGCGGATAGCGCGACTTAGGAGGATTTATGGATTATACAGTAATTATTAACAGTAGAAGCTATGATTTACCGAAAAAGACAGTTTCGGTTATGAATAAGCTGGATGAAGTTTTGAAAGTGGACAATCTTAACATCAAGGCAAGACAGAAATTTGAAAAATTGCATGAATTTGTAAAAGATATTCTGGGTGAGGCGAATGCAAAAGAGATTTTGGAATCGGATAATCTGGATGAAATCGATCTGTCGGATTTATCCATCACGGTACTGAAAATCAATGATGCTTATAATAAGCCTTTAAATGATTATAAGATGGAGAAAATGAGAGCAACTTTAAATTCGGCGCAGATTGATAAAATTAATAATCTGGTAAACAGCGCAACAGCAATGGCTAATCTTCCGGGTGCAGCCAATGCTTGATCTTACAAGAAAATCACTACCAAACACCGTCAGAGTGGGCGGTAGTGATTTTTCTATATATACAGATTTTCGTGTCTGGATGCGATTTGAAATCGAAGTTACAAAGCTGAAGCGTGGAGAAAATATCGATGTTTCGTATTTATTTAAAAATGAAATGCCGGCGCATTGTAATTTGAATGAATTATTTGCTTTTTCAAGACCGGAAACACCATTACCAAGAGATATTTATCATCGAAACGTAATCACATTGGATTATGAACTTGATAGTGATCTCATATACAGTGCAGTTTTAGGGCAATACGGCATTGATTTGTTTGAAGTGGACGAATTACACTGGTATAAGTTTTTAGCTTTGATACGAGGACTTAACGACAGCACAAGACTTCGTGAAGTCATGGGATATCGCTGTTATGAGAAGAATCAGGATAAAGATAGAGATATATATTCTGAAATGCGTAGAGCATGGGAAATTGATAGGAAAACAGAAACTGAGTTGGAAGAAGATGAAAAATTCAGCAATCTTTTCAACTAGGAATGCGAGGTGAACCAGTGAAGGTCTGATGGATCTTTAGTTTTTGATACAAAGTTATTAACAGATGGATTTAAAAAGGGCGTCAGTGCACTGGGTGGCATAACGGTCAATGGCATGAAAACAATTACTGCCGGAATAACTGCAGGAGTTACGGCGGCGGCCGGAGGGATTGCTGCAATCGGAACGGCAGCGGTCAGTGCCTATGCAGATTATGAACAGCTTGTAGGCGGTGTCGAGACTTTATTTGGAGCTGGCGGCCAGAGCGTATGGGATTATGCCGATAGCGTTGGAAAAAGTGTAAATGAAGTGCGAGAAGAATATGGAAAACTTATGATCGCACAAAACGAGGTCATGGATAACGCTTCCAAGGCATATAAAACAGCCGGCCTGTCTGCTAATGAGTACATGGATACAGTTTCCGGGTTTGCCGCATCTTTAAAACAGAGTACATCTAGTGAACTTGAAGCGGCTCAAATTGCAGATCAAGCCGTTATTGATATGGCAGATAATGCAAATAAGATGGGAACGTCAATGGAATCCATCCAGAATGCTTACCAGGGATTTGCAAAACAGAATTACACGATGCTGGATAACTTAAAACTTGGATACGGTGGTACGAAGTCAGAGATGGAACGACTTCTTGCAGATGCAACAGCGTTATCGGGTGTTGAGTATGATCTGGACAGCTTAAGCGATGTTTATTCTGCAATCCATGTAATTCAAGATGAATTAGGCATTACGGGAACAACCGCAAAGGAAGCAAGCACTACAATTCAAGGTAGTGTTGAAGCCATGAAAGCATCATGGCAAAATTTACTTGTCGGTGTTGCTGATGACAATCAGAATTTCGACCAACTTGTAGAAGATTTTGTTAATTCTGTTGGAACTGTAGCAGAAAATATATTGCCACGAGTAGAAATCGCTCTGGATGGTGTCGGAAATCTGGTTGAGGAATTAGTTCCGATTATTATTGATCGAATCCCAGAATTGGCAAATGATGTTCTGCCAGATTTAATACAGTCTGGTGTAAACATGATTTCATCTATTGTAACTGGCTTGAACGAAAATTTACCGGAACTTTTGAGTGGTGGGGCAGAAATTCTCATTATACTTTCAGAGGGAATATTATCACTGCTTCCAATACTTGGAGACACTGCCTACGACATAACTATGAAATTAATCGCAGAAATTACGAATAATGCAGATTCTGTGTTTAGCAGTGGTAGTGAGATATTGCTTAATCTTGTGAATGGTATAGCAGAAAAACTGCCAGATTTATTATCTGCCGGGGTTGATGCTGTGATATCGTTGGCAATGGCGATAACAGAACCTGGTACACTGACAAATATAATCACGGCTGGTATTAATTTGCTGGTTTCGTTGGTGGATGGAATTTTAAATGCACTTCCAAAATTGTTAGAGGCTGCACCAATTATCATTGCACGGTTGGTATCGGCATTAATTTCAAACGCACCACAGTTATTAAAGGCTGCTGTTCATATCCTTGTAAAATTGGCAGAATTTATGATTTCAAACACGGCAAAATTGTTGGCAGCCGTACCGAAATTGTTTACTAGCCTTGTAAATTCATTTAAAGAGATGGATTGGGGCAGCATCGGTAAGAATATTATTGATGGAATTTGGAGCGGAATACAAGCGGGCTGGGATTGGTTGACCGGAAATGTAAAAAATCTTGCGACAAATCTGTTTAATGCTGCAAAAGATGCCCTTGGAATCCATTCACCATCGCGTAAGTTTAAATATCTTGGCGAGATGTGTGTTGCTGGTTTTGATGATGGTATACAGGATCTTATGAGCACAGACGGTATTACAAAGAACATTAATGCAAGCATTTCAACGGTAAGTGCTGGAATGTCGGGTGGTAATGGTGTTGGCACCGGATTAGGAAACTTCAATCAGACAATTAATGTTAATCAGCAGATTTCAACACCTGACGAGCTTGCAAGAGCAGTAAGAGTTGAAAGTAAACAGGGATTAATGAGGGGCGCGTATGGATACTAAAGTGTGTATTCGCTTTGTGAGAAGTGATGAGAGAGAATTTTTAATAGATGGAACAGATTGGAAAATTCCATCAAAAGGTTTGGATGGATTTGGTTCATATGAAAACGACATCACCACGGTAGATAATGCCGTGGGAGATGGCGGAATCATTGTCTCTGACAGAATCGCACCGAAAGATAGGACTGTGACTGCTATTTCACGAAATCCGTATCTGAATGATATTTTAAGAAAAAGCGCAATATCATTTTTTAACCCGAAATTCGATTACAAAATGTATATAACGTACATGGGCATCACCAGATGGGTGGAAGGTAAAATTTATAAATTTAGTATTCCGGCTCAAAATGTAAACCGGGTGATGGAAATGAGCATTACATTGTTAAGTCCAAATCCGTTTTTTAAAAGTTATGATAATTTTGGCAAAAATATTGCTTCTGTGGTCGGAATGTGTGGATTTCCGTATTTATGCAGTGTAACAAGTGGCACACCAAATGGGATCACTGGTGGAAAATTCAATTTTGCTAAAAAAGTACTGCTCGACAATGATGGAGATGTAGATACATATTGTAAGGCAGTAATATCAGCAAACGGAGATGTCGTGAATCCTAAAATCATTATTAATGATAATTATGTCAGGGTTCTGGATAATATGAAGGCAAATGATGTTATTATTATTGATTTCACACAGAATCCACCAACGGTAAAAAAGAACGGTGTTAATTTTATAGGACACTGCGATAGAACATCTGCATTTGATGATATGCAGCTTCCGGTTGGAAGTTCTGAAATTTCTTTTGATGCAGACACTGGAAGCAATCTTATGAATGTTTCAATTTATTATAATAAACTTTATGGGGCAATTTAGGAGAAATCATGAAAGGATTTAATACGATCGCACTAGATAAAAATTATCAGATAGTGTCATTAATACGGTCAACAAATTTACAATGGAGCAGGAAATTTCACGAAGCTGGAACGTTCTCCATACAGATCCCGATAGAACAGTATAATTCGTCAATGAAGTATATCTATACAAAAGACAGACCGGAACTTGGAAAGATAACACAAATAAATTACGTCCGGCAACAGCAGTATAAATATATTCAGTTGAGCGGGTATTTCATGGAAAAAACATTAGACAGACATGTTGTATTTCAGAACGGTGCATCAAATGTGACAAATGCCCCTTCATGGTCATTCCAGAGTGGAAAAGCAGAGGATGTGGCATATGCTTTTTTCAATGCCTTTAAAACGTTAACTACAGCAAGTGCAAGTTCTGATCTAAATATTATTTCCGGAATATCGCTTGGAAGAGGAAAAGATTCTGTGCATTATCGCAACGGAGAACTGCTCGGATGGAAAATCTATGACATCTTAAAACCATCCGGTATGTCTTATAGAGTACTTTATGATTTCGTGGAAAGTAATAAGAAATTTGAAGTATGGAGTGGCTTTGACCGGACGGAAAATAATGCAGGTGGAAATAATCCAATTATTTTTTCGACAAAATACGGAAATATAAAGAACCCAAATATTTTGATTGATGATACAGAATATAAAAATGCTTGCATGAATACGAATGAGCAAACAGATAATGATGTCACTACGTATGTTTCGAGAGCTACTTTTAACGCTGCATCTGGCGATGATGAGTATTGGTTTTTATCAAATAGTTCTACATTAAATAGAAATGAGTATACAAGCAGCGATTTGGCTGTTGCTATGGATAATGAAGCACTAAATGCATTAACTGGATATCCCAAAATTATTAATGTTGAATTTGACGCAATGGAGAGTAGTTACGAATATGGGACAGATTTTGATTTGGGAGATTTGTGCAGTATAGAAATTCCGGAAATGGATTTGTCTGCTCAAGCCAGATTAATTGGCTGCTATGAAGTCATGAAGTCCGGACAGTGGAGCATGACAATGGAATTTGGTACACCAATAATTTTAAAAAGATAGAGGAGGACAAAAATTATGATAGGATTTCCTTTTGATTCACATGTCACATTTGAGAGTGATGGAACACCGGTGTATGATCGTGCGATTACGTCCGCACCACTCAGAAAACTGATAGCCAAATTATTAACGGATGGCATTTTACCAAACCCATCTACCAATCTGCAGGTCGAAGCAGGTAGTGGAATGAATGTTGTTGTTAATCCTGGTTTTGCAATTTGTGCAGGAGGGTTGAAACTGGAAGAAAATCAGCGGACGCTTGCAATTCAGGCAGCAGATTCTAATTATGATCGAATTGATACTGTAGTCTTAAGATGGAACGATAATGATTCGGAGAGAATCTGTGATTTATATATTGTAGAGGGCATACCTGCAGCAAGTCCTTTAAGACCAGAGCTTACAAGAACAGAATCAATTTGGGAATTAGGATTAGCAGATTTATTTGTAAATAAAAATTCTTCCGCTATTTCCAATCAGAGAATTACGGACACACGTTATGAAACTGCAAGATGCGGCATTATATCGGCAATCAGCGAATTTGATACAACAACATTATATCAGCAAGTGCAAGCTGATCTTGCCGGATTTAAAGCATCGGAGCAGGCAGATTTTATAACATGGTTCAATGATATAAAAGGTCAGTTATCTGAGGATGCAGCCGGAAATTTACAAAAGCAGATCGGAACGTTGGAATCTTTAAAAACAGAAGTGAAAAATAATCTTGTCAATGCTTTGAATTGGGTTGTTGATAAAACGTCCGGTGTTATTGCGAAGCTTGGAAGTGCGGATATATCAAAAATCGGGGACGGTACCGTGACCGGAGCGATAGTCAATAATAAAGAAGCGATAGAGGATGTCTCCCAGAGTTTAACTAACATAAATAAATCTAAGAAAACATATCTCAGATTAGTCCTGCCAAATGTTGCGGCAGATGCAAAAACCGTCTGCGATTATATAAATAAAAATTATCTACTGGGACAATTATCTCCTGCAACTACAGTTGATTTTGATGTAGTTGCCTCAAACGCAGATTGGTTTACGGGTACTTTGTCCACGGATTCGACTGCATTAATAGCCGGAAGGACTGTTTGGGGGATTGTACAGCAACGTACCTCATCAGTAGAAAACAGTACTTTATATAAATACTTTGCAAGTGGAACAGGAGGTGCTGGTTCAGTGTCCCCTTTTAAATCATATGACCAAGGCTATGCGCAAGGCGTGACGGATGCGGATAACCGTGCTAATGCAAACAGCACTAATTACAAAACTGGGTATAATAATGGGTATAATGCCGGAAAATCTGATGGAGCATTAACAGGCGTGAGTGGTTGCTGCATTGCAGGATGGCGGTCAATTGATGCTTATAGTAATAATCAATGGGTAAGCGGCTGGACTGGTGTTAATCCTAATTATTTTACAGTAAACGGTTATGGCATAGTTCCGAAACGTAACTTTACAGCAACCGTCTACTGGCAGGGATATAATAAACGTGACATTGATTTTTACTCAAATGGCGTCATGGGACATAGAGATAATGGTACTAGCATGAATGGTGTCAAAATGAATTTTTACGCTGGCACGCAATGCGGCTTTAAAACTAATGATAGTGGCGGCGGATCGTTAGGAGCTGGTTTTATTGTTCTTAATTAATCCCCATTTTATAAGAAAAAGCTGATATTAACTCTGGTTCGTGGTCTATAAAACTAAAATTATAATGCAATAGCTTGAAAATGTAAATTTGCAAAATCGGTACATTTTCTTAAAATCACAGAATTATGATTTTAAATGAGTGCAGATGATTAAAATTGCTTTGATTTATATGAATTGTGGTGTATAATAATAGCAACAAAATAAAGCAGTGCCATAGCGCCGAATGATTAGTCTATCAGATTAATTGTCCGGCGCTTTTTGCGTTGCAAAATGGCACAAATACAAGGTTTGCCAGATTTATAATGAAAGAGAAAAGGAGATGGACCATTGGTGAATTTTTTATCACAGACTTACACAATTGCATTGCCGATTATTTTAACAGCATTTATGGGATACATAGTTTGGCTGCTGAAACGCCAGAAGAATGACAGGGATGCAAATAGTCGGGGAACAATGTTGCTGCTTCGGGTTCA